CCTATATGAAAAACTATCGAACTACGATGATCGCTACTCACTAAGATTTGCTTAGATAACGAAGGATAGTTTCCGGCGAAGTTTCACCATACGGATCAGTTTCGCAGTTATGTTCGATGCCCGGTTCGATGAACCATTTTTCGATCTTACCGTTATTAGCAATTACGGCATAACGCCATGAGCGGACGCCGAAACCAAGATTGTCCTTTTGCACGAGCATATTCATATTGGCAGTAAACACCCCAGAACCATCCGGAATAACCTTGACGTTCTGCAATCCCTGATCCTGCGCCCACTTATTCATAACGAAAGAATCGTTTACCGACATACAATAGATTTCATCGATGCCGAATCTCTTGAAGTCATTATAGTTATGTTCGAATCCGGGAAGCTGATACGTTGAGCAGGTCGGGGTGAATGCTCCTGGAAGCGAAAAAAGAATAGCCCTCTTGCCAGCAAAATAGTCATAAGACGTTACATCCTGCCAACGAAAAGGATTCGTACCTTCGATAGAGTCATCGTGGACACGCGTCTTAAAAGTTACAGCAGGGATAAGAGTAGGCAACTGAGATTCATTGATCATTATTTTCTCCATATAAAATTTAGTGAGTCTCCATCTTGGTAGCACCCATCTTCCGCATCAGCCCATCCTTGCATCCAGTCGTTAGACCGGCTGGTGTCATAAGGAAACCCATCTCTGTAGGCGTGATAACCGATGTCATAATCAGTCATGACTACTTTCCTCATACGAGCCATCTTCTTATAACAATTAATCTGGATATTTGCAATCGTTTTGGGCATCTTTGTTGTTACCATCGATGAATTTCTTCTCTTGGATCGTGGGTTTACGGAAAACTTTTTCTGAATGGCAGACCAAACATTCGGGATTGCCGCAGTCTAGTGCATGATGCTTCGCAAGACGGTGAGGTTGTTCTAGCATATGATTCATACCCATTGCTTTAGCGATACGCACTTGTTTTTCAATCGCATCATGCGTCTTTGATAGACGCTTAGACTTCTTGACTTTCGTGTCAGGGTCGCTCATTTTTCTTCACGAACTCCGGGTTAAGAGGATTCTTTGTCTGCTCTGTCATCTTCTGTTGATGAACTTTTGACCAGTTCTTAACATTCTCGCTAGCAAGAACATGCTGTACGAGTCTCTTGCCTGTTCCTAAATTATTAAGATTCATTATATGCCCTCACTAACCAACCTAACTTCAGCATGTCGTCTCTAATCTCGTCAGTGACGTGCCCTTCAGGGACATATTCTTTGGAAATCTCCGGACAGCCGATGCCGGAACAATACCAATCCATATAGTCGCCTTTTTCCTGCATGTCGGCAATGATGCTACCGGCGTGGCGCCAAGAGCAACCCCAGACCTCTTCTTTTAGGATAGGCCAGACCTCATTCTTTGTGAAATCCGTGTTACACATAGATGCATAAAGATTCTGTGCGTAAGTATCAGAGTTGCGTACTTTCTCTAGAATCCAATCCGTAGCAAGAAGATCATTCTCTAAGTTATTCTTCTGACATGTAATCATCATCGTCGTCATATTCCCGTATCATAGACCAAAATAAAAGACTGAATACGGCGGTTCCTATTACGGGACCGCGCGGAACTTAATGTCGAATCGACTCGAACTAACGATAGAATCGTTGTCGATAAAAATCTATTCATACATATCACTCCCAGTGATATGTATTTATCAATCAAATATTAGTATGTTGTAAAATATGTCACACACACTCTCCGGTCTTGAACCAATCAAGAACCTTACGCTTATCTTTGTTGTAGTAACAGACACCGGCGCAGCTAGGAATATCCGCACGACCGTGAAGCGAAGTCTTGAGCAGAGTGCCTTGCCAAGCGGGGCCACCTGCTGACTTCCAACGACCCCGATCATAACGGAGCTTGCCAACAATCTCACCATCATACTTCACAGCGAAAGTGTGAAAACGCTCATTGGGGAGATCGGCAAAACCGTCGAGAACCTTAGCAATCGTCCACATCGTGTTTTCTCTCTGTGTTGCTGTCTATGATTCAATATAGCAAAACGGGTGCCCGTTGTCAACCAAAAAAATGACCAAAAAGTTTTTATTGTACCCAGCAGTCGCAATTGCAATCGACCACGTGATCGATAGCTCTCTTCACACTCAATGTAGACGGTAGCATGGTGCTGCTAGTGTAATTTGGATCTAGGTTAGCAGGAAGATTTGCCGGATTGTATTCCGATGGAGGAGCAATGATGACAACACTATCTATGCGACTTTCCGGAATGATCGCGGGACCGGCGGGGACAAGGAAAGCAACGACTGGGTTCGGATCACAGTCTATAATAGGCGTGATATCTCCGTCATTGAATCCTTCGGTTATTTGGAATCCAGGGTTTAGTCCTGGACTCAAATCAGGAGACACGTAAAGACCTTCAGGTTCGGGAACAATTTCTTCACCGTCCATCGTATTAGTAGGCCAAGCGGGAAGAGTGTACTCTCCTTTGTCCGGACAAGCAACACCGGCAATACCACCTACTGCTCCCGGGACAGTTCCGTTAGCTAGTAATGTCTTGACGAGACTTGGTGCAGGCGTGTCAGGAATATTATTATCGGGGTCTATGCCTAACTTCTGTAATCTAGCTTGATTGCGTTCTTGACGCATCATACCAACTGCACTCTGACCACCGACGGAATCTAGATCAGTCAAGGCTTCGATTGTCTGTGATGCGCCGTGTGGTTTAGTATCTTGTGAAAATGTAGGCATCGAATCGATGAACGAATAGATACTTGTTGGGTAGGGATTAGTGAATAGGTCTATCGGAACACTTACAGGAGAAAACCCCGTATAGCGTGATCGTTGTTCTCTCGCTAATTGCTTTCCTGAAATATTCCAATACTCGTTCAAGTGCCGTACCGTTTCTGCGTTAGCAGTAATCGATGCGATTCTAGCGATTTCTGCATTTGCTTGGTCGATATATCCTCGAACTACTGTATTCATCGGGTCATTCCAACCGGTAGTACCGCCTGACGTATTTGATCCACCCAAACCTGATGTCGGTGGACACTGCACCGTTACTGTAGGAATTGAAGCAGACGTACTGCCCGCAGAAGTCAATGTTATTGTAGTGACACGACCAAATGTCCCGCTACCATTAGATCCAACCTCAGCGTCATCGATACCTATAGTGCAAGTTGCTGTAGCTCCACTACCGCCGTTAATTGTGATAGTCGGCGCTTGAGCGTTGCCCCGACCATAACCTCCACCTGGATCAGTTATAGTAACACCAGTAACAGTATACGGACCAGTACCGGTATATTGTACGCTGACGGTTGCAGGTTCCCATGTAACAGCTAAAAACAACTGCTGATAAATGTTATATAACGCACTATTATCTAGTTGAGCTATGCGTTCTTTGATTCTCTTCCACGGATAAGGAAGTCCGGACATAGAACCAAAGAAATCACTCATCGTATATGAGCCAGCCGGGCCTGATCCTAACGAACATATTCTCTTACTATCATCTGTCGCTGCTTGATTAGTCGGTTTATTTGTACCGGCAACGAGCGGTAGATCGGCTGTGTTCTCGATTCCCTTAGTTACTCTAGCAAACTTCTCAAAATTTAACGAATCAATATTCTTGACCTGACGCATCGTATATGAGAATGCACCTGCAGCGACCGCTTGATCGGCAGGAATGATATCTGCTAGGTAAGAGCCAAACCCTTTTGGCAATTCTTGATAATTTGCGGGCGACGAGGCCCGATTAAAAATAGGAGGTGTTCCACTAGGAACAATAGTACCTACATAGTTTTTGATAGCCGGACTATCAATGTTAGGGTTTATTCCACCATTCAGATAAATCGGATAGTATGTCTTGCTATTAGTGGGTAAACCAGTAGTACCGTTGTATACCGGAACAGTCAATGATGCATAGCTATTGGGGAACAGCTTCTGTACATTGAGAAGATCAGCTAATGTTTCTAAGCCCTGTGTCTTGCATTGTAGCGGTGCAAGAACGTGTGTTAGATTTTCACCAGTGATGATCAAGAATGCACCGTATATTTTTTGTTCTAAATCTACGCTAGAATTGGGTACGATACCACCCGTGATATTTGAAATTTCTGTATTAGATAATCCTGCTGCTAACAATGCGAGTCCCAAATCTTGAGTCATCGCACCACTCTTTCCGATAGTAGCTAACAACGTCGACGGTGTACCAAATGTTGCGATATATTTTAGATCAAGTGCTTTGCCTAAGTTTTCTAGATCAGTGCCAAATACGGCAGATGACAACGATATACCAGATATATCACCGCTGACTAGATCGTTCATATTGCTATATGTGCCTTCCATGAACGTATTAGAATTATCTATAGCGTAAATTGCTTGATTAGAACTATTCATGAACGAGTTAAATGTCATGAATGATGATAAGAAATCTTTATACTGTGGAGTTGTTTGCAGTGGGTCAGCGGCGCTATAGTTAAACTCATTCCATGCTTGTAGAGCAAAGAGTCGTAAGAATCCCCACTGTGTCACTGCCTTGTTTGGGTTCGTCGTATCATATGGATACCAAGTTGCTTGTTGTCCGGTATCAGTGTTTCCAGTAATACCATAGCCGTTGTTTGCTGGTCCAGGTAGAGCAGGAGTCACTCCCCTCTGTGCTGCATATGCTAATGCTCGAGTTGTCCATACGCCAGCTGGGTCTTCTACTGCATACTTAGCAGAAACGGCATTTCCCAATGCAGGTATGACACCTTTACCGATCGAAATTAGATTGTTATATGTCGTATCAGTCAGTGTATTGTTACTGTCACCTGGACCTCTGCGATATCCATCATTGATTGCCCAAGTAAGTAATCTAAGTGAACTGTCTTGCACAAGTGAACCGAATGTGTATGTTGCATTGTTCTTACTGGAACCTAAATATTTAGCAACTACTCTGTTGATACCTAATCCAGTATTCTGTAATGCAGAGCCTAATAGATTGATTCCTAATGGACTTTGTTTGCCGGTGTCTGCCATGTTATTTCCTTATGGTACAAACACATCAGGGCTACCCTGGTTTATCTTGTGTCCGCAATCGTTTCCTGAACCAACTCGTAGAACGGCGACTCCTTCAGCAAATACAGTAGGACTACCTTCAGTAGTCTTCGCTGATTTGTGTTTGTCTCCGTTAGGATGAGAAGTGATGTCACTCACATGCAAGCCGACAGGCTTGCCGTTAGCAAAGACAGTGCCTGCCCCTCTAACGATCTGCCCGCCTGCATCATTCTGGTCGCCTTTTCTACTAAGCTGTGCCATCCTACCCCATTATAAGTTTTTTATCCGGAATCTTGATTCCAGTCGTAGCTTCGATATACTTTGCCTTGACACTAGAGTCAGTCAACGCATAGAAAGCAACGTTCCTACTATTTAGTCTTACCGCAGCCTTAGGGTCTGCGGTAAAGAGACCCGGCATGAGTCCCATTCCTTGCGGACCCGGTGCGACTGAAAGCGGATCGTGAATGATGATCTCATCCCCATCGACACCTAATACTTTGGTGATTAGTTCTTCCCCGCTGTTTAGCTTGAACGTGTATACTGAATTGACTTCTAACTTCATAATATTTCCTTTAGGCTGCTTCGGCTAAAAATTTAGCTCTAAGTTCTGTGAATCCTCCAACGAGTTCTCCGTCTAGGAAAATCTGCGGGACTGTTCTTGCATCGGGAACTACTTCAAGTAGGTCTTCTTTCGTGTACCCGTCGCCGATCTTACGTTCTTCATACTCAATACCCTTCTGTTCCAAAAGTGCTTTGGCGTTTACACAATACGGACAATTGTCGCGGGACCAGATAATAGCTGTTGTCATAATATTCTCCTTTATAATAGTATTATATCACAGGTGATCCGGGCATTTCAATGATTCCGGAATAAATAAGTGTGAGTCGCGGAACTCCAATTCCCACTCACTCTAACGCTAGAAGGAGCAATCAGCAATGTATTTATCAGCCGAACCAGACCCATATCGTTTCTATGTCTACGCCTACATAAGAAAAGATGGCACTCCCTATTATATCGGAAAAGGTACAGGTAACAGAGCATACTATAAAGGCAAAGGAGAAGTTCATCCCACAAAAGACTCTCATCAAATCATCATCTTAGAATCTAATCTAACCAATTTCGGTGCATTAGCTCGGGAACGATGGTACATCCGCTGGTACGGAAGAAAAGATAAAAACACCGGTATATTACGCAACAAAACAGATGGAGGTGATGGAAGTTGGGGTGCCAAGCAATCCGCAGAAACAATCGCAAAACGAGTGGCTAAAAATACGGGAAAAACTAGACCAAAAGATGCGATAGAGAAAACTAAAGTAGCACTAATCGGAAGAAAAAATCCCGGTGCGGCAGCAAGAATGTCCGGGCCAGATAATCCCGGACACAATCCGAAAAATAAAGAAATATATCGTAGACTGTATTCTGGATCCGGAAGTGTTAGATATGATCACACCATATATGAGTTCCATAACACTAAGACCGGCGAGATTGTAAGTATGACGCAGTATGATTTGCGAACAACTTACAATCTAGACGGTGCCGCGGTGAGCAAACTAGTGAATCAAAAACAGAACATAGTTAAAGGTTGGGTAATTCGTCATAGTCTAAGTGATCGCTCATGACCCCGATAACATACGAGGTACTTTCCGTTTCTTGGAGAGCTGCCTGCTTTTTGGAAGTATCCATATGCTTATTGAACCACGGAATAGGAGTATTTTTTGGTGCCGGATTCCAGTACTTAATGCCGATCTGTTTGAGGGCGTCTACTGCGTTATAGTCTACGAAGTCAACCATGATCCGTTCGTTAAGACCAATAACAGGTCCCTTCTTAAAAAGATACGCTGCCCATTCTTTTTCTTCACGAATCACACCTTCATAAATCTTACGAACTTCTGCTTCGCAATCAATCTTTGCTTTAGCAAAGCGAGTATCTTCTTTAATGACTTGATTGATCATCCAAGCAGTCCATTCTTTATGTAGCAACTCATCTTGTAGAATCAAGCTGATGATGTTACCGTTACCGATGAACATCTTATTCTCGACCATAGCAAGAGAGGTTGCAAACGATACCATGAAGCGGAATGCTTCAAGTGCGTAACTTGCATGTAGAGCTAGCCAAATTGCTTCAATGTGACGCTGCTCATTAACAGTCATTCCCAGTTCTTTTTGGCAATTGATAAGATGAAGTGCATCATAGTACTCCCCTACACTTGAGGCCATTTCAATGATTTCAGCAGTGTCGTGAATCGTATTGAATACTTCTTTAGGAACATTGTAGATGTTACGAATGATATGCGAATATGACCGACTATGAATATTGGTTTCGAAGAAACTCCAATTGCTCATGATTGCTTCAAGTTCAGGGATAGAGCAAACAGGAGTAAACACTTGAGCCGGTGCACGACCTTGTAAACTGTCAAGTGCAGTCTGCCTAAGAACATTGCTAGTAAAGATATGAGCAATTGCTTCACTAGCATCCTTCATGTCATTTGCATCTTTAGTCAGCGAAATTTCTTCTGGGACCCAAAAGAATCCACGAGCAGTCTGTTCAATCTTCTGTAGCTTTTGATACTTGACTTCTTCAAACCGTTGAATGGTCACCGGCCCTGCAGGATCAAGAAACATCTTACGATTAAGATAGTCAGTTTTTGTAGTTAGATTATATTGACTTTTGCTCATTTAATAATTCCCCGATGCTAATACGATCTTACAAATATGTTCTAATCGTTCAATGTGTTCATATGCTCGCCATGGTGTGGAATCAATTGCGACCACGCCGTGACCTTTAATACCTACAATATCATATGCAATATTGCCTTCAGCATCAAGTCCTAAGTTAGCATGACACTGCGTAGCAAGTTCTTCACTGATGGGAGGAACATCTCCTACATTTGGAGCGACTCTAGTATATCTACCCAACTCAGGAAAGTGTGTCACTAGCTCATTCAAGTTGATACCGGCGTGCATTGCGGCAACACAGTATGTAGGATGAACGTGAATTACCACACGGATGTCAGTGTTAGGTTGTCCTAAAGCCTTCAATAAACCAAAGTGCAATGGCAATTCACCACTCGGCTGTAATTCACTAGAGATAGCGGTGTAGGGTAGAATCTTGCAAATCGTTTCATTGCCCGTGTCTATTAGTCCGATCTTTTTAAATTGATCAGGCTGTAATGTCTGCTTTCTTACACCGCTAGGTGTGATATAGAAGTGGTCTCTATCATGATGGCGAATACTGATATTTCCATCTCGACTAGTAATCCAATTCCGAGAGTAAGCATCTTTTAAAATATCACAAATTGTTTCTAACATTATAACTTGCATGCCTTGCAGTCAGAGTCATCTTCAAAAAAATCAATAGGCATGAGCGGTGCTTCGTCTTCTATTTCTTTTGAACCCTGCTTATTGATAAGAGAGTAATAGAAAGTCTTGATGCCCCAAATCTGTGCCTGCATTAGATTCTTAGCGATCAATGTAGTCGGCACCTTGCGATCAGGGAAGTGTGCAGGATTGTAGAATGTGTTAGTTGAGATTGACTGATCAACGTATGCTGCAAGAACAGCAGCAGTCTTAAGATACGGAGCGCAATCTGTTTGATCCCACATCATTTGATACTTGTTCTTCAATTTGTGGTATTCAGGAACGACCTGCGTGAACGACCCTGCCTTTGACTCTTTAACAGAAATCAATGACATTGGCATTTCGATGCCGTTCGTGGAGTTGATCACTACAGATGAAGATTCAACTGGTGCTACAGCCATAACAGTTGCATTACGAACACCGTGTTCTTTCATTCCTGTTCTCAGGGTTTCCCAATCTAGATCAGGAGCAAAGTTTGCTAGTTCGTTTACTCCGTTTGCTCTGAGTTCCCAAGGAAAAATACCTTGCCCATAACGAGTCTTGTGTGAATGTAGGCAAGGTCCGCGCTCCTTAGCAAGTTCTACATTAGCTTCCATCAAATAGTATGACTGATGTTCAGACCATGTCTTGACATCTTGCAATGCATCTTGTTCACCGTATCTGTAGCCGCGCTTGGCATGCCAGTATGCGAGATTCGTGATACCGATACCAATCGGACGAATCTCATCGTTTGACAACTTAGACTGAATTGACAAGAAGTCCTGATAGTCTAGGATGTTGTTCAAGCTACGAAGCAGAATACGACATGCTCTACGCATGTCTTCTGGATTCCTGAATGCTCCCCAATTTACCGATCCTAATGTGCAGAGGGCTATCCGGCCACTTTCATCGTCTAAACGGCGGAAGGACTTTGTGGGAAGTAAAATCTCGCAACACAAGTTGCTTTGATAGATCGTGTGATATTCAGGATCAAACGGACCTTGATTCATCACATTATCGATGAACACGAGATAGATGCGGCCAGTGTCGGTACGTTCTTTAAGAATACCGCTCTTGAAAACTTCTTCTGCGGACATCGTCTTCTTACGAAGGTCCTTGCGCTTCTCGTACTTCGCGTAGAGTTCTTCAAATTTTGTGATGTTTGTGTAGAATGCTTCGTATAGATCAGGCACTTCATTTGGATCAAAGAATGTTATGTTTTCTTTGTTCTTGAATCGGCGCCAGAATAACGCCGATAGAACTACTCCGTAGTCCATATGACGAACACGAGTTTCTTCGGTTCCTTGATTGTTCTTCAACACAATTAAGTCATCAAACTGAAGGTGCCAGATAGGATAGAAAACAGTGGCTGATGCATTGCGAATTCCACCTTGTGAGCAAGAACGCAAGTCACCGAACCACTTCTTTAGAAAAGGAATCATACCAGTATGCATGATTTCGCCGCCGCGAATAGGCGAACCCAAAGATCGAAGTCTTCCGATCTCTAGACCAATGCCAGCACGTTTGCTAGCATATTTGGCCATCATTTCGCCTGATGCAAAAATACTATCAAGATCGTCGTCGCTGCGAATAAGGACGCAACTTGAAAACTGCTTAGTAGGGGTCCCGAGGCCAGCAAGCACAGGAGTAGCCAAAGTAAACAAACCGTCACTGGCTGCATTGTAGTATTCTTTAATGAATTTGAGGCGTTTGTTAGGTTCTTCCACATGGAAGACTGTAGCTGCTGCCACCATATACCTAACTT